GCCATACTTTATCCTGTAAATGAACACGATAAAAATCTAAAATAAAATTGTAATACTCTTCACAAATACTCCTCATCTCTGGATCCCAATAGGCGTGGATACGAATCATCAAACACCTACTTGCAGCAACATCAGGATCTAATCTTTTTCCTCCAATCAACAAAGATGAAAAACATCTATAAGGATCAGGCACAGGTAGAATTCTACCATTTAACATAATATTCCGTTGGGAACAATACACAGCTTCCAATATATCAACGAATCGGGGCTTAGATGATGAATGTGGGAGGAACAAATCTAACTGAGTCTTAACAGACTCATAAGTAAATTCTGGCTCCTTCGGGGGCGAATTCAAACAATCATCACCCATTATAGCTAATTTATATTGTCGACGAAACTCTCGAAAATTATCACCAGTATTAGCGGAGTTTTTCAACTTCAACCATACGTAGCAGTGTTGACGGAAATGATGCATAGTATTGGCAGAAGCGGTGCATATAACACCACTCTTCATGCCTCCAAAAACTTGGACTACAATACCATCAGGCATCATTCCATAACTTTCAATAGCTTCACCAAAATAATTAATCATCCGATTACGATTTTCTTCGGTTCTGTATACAGGATCTAAGGATTCCCAATACAATTCACAAACATCCCAGAGAGCATCTCCAAAGAAATTTGTGTCCCAATTACTACCATCCATGTCCATAACTGAACAACCAAGAAACTGACCCATGACATTATTCCATTCTCTTCCAAAACGACTCATACCAATAGTATGGCAAGAAAGATCACGGCGATCACGAAGTTTATCTTGAGCATCAGATAGTAATCGAGCACCATTAAAATGATGTGTAGCAGGGGCTGACCAAAAAAGGCGCGTTTTATTCGCGACAACTTTTTCAAAAGGTCTAAGCTCATCCTTAGAATCACAACCAAAAAGGCAAAAACTCAAACCGAGATAACAACAGTTATCCCAGTAAGTATTAATGACATTGCGACCTTCCGGATCAGCAATCATTTCACCTTTTGTCTTCCAACGTCCAACAAAGCAGCGACCAGGACTCTTTGATAAATCCATTTTTGCTAAAACTTCATCTAGAGATAAAACCCTAGAATTACACATGAGAGGCAAAAATTCATCAAACATCCAAGCCTTAGAGATTGCCCAAAGCTCAAGATCTACACCAGGAGGAACATTATATGTCCTACAACTTTTAACGAGACCTTGATAACTGGCTAGCAAATTCATAGCAGCAGGCACATAAGGTAATTCCTGTATATCAATACTCTCTTCCTTACGCGTCCACTTCACACTATCAACTATTTTCTGAATACCAAAACGCTTTTTAAGGTTTGGTTTATCTTTCAAAAATTCTAAGAAGATAGGATCTAGCTTAAAACCAGTCTTGAGCTCCCTCATTCGGAGGTTACTGCCTATTACGTTACAATAAGCGAGGTAGGGTTGCATGAGTGTGGCTACACTTTTCGGCCATCGCCAACGATTTGAAAAACCGTTCATCAAAAATTCTCCTTCCACACCCTGAGAAGGACTTGATGGCCGAAAAGCGTGACGCATTAAAAAACCGACATCACAACCTCAATTGGAATAAATCCATTACAAGGTTGTGAACCCCATTGGTGAATACCAGCTACACCTCCAAAATCTACAATAATTGGAGCAGCACATGTACCAGCCATGGAGGATGCAGTATGAATACCTTTATCATATGTAGCATCACCAGCATAAATTAAATGACGTCTAGGATCATTAGGATCAAAATAAGGTAATAAACATTTCTTTGTGCCAACAAATTTCTTACAAGGCTTTAAAGATTGCATACCTTCAGGTTTTTCTAAAAGAATAATATCCTTTTCTTTATTAAGTTTCATGATTTTACACATGAATTCTTTGCTGTCAAAATAAACACCAAGATGAGTAGGTACACCAGCTACCTGACCATCACCTCGCTCTATTAAATGATGACAACAAACAAGATAAGGACCAATAGCAACACCATTCATAACATTGACGTGATTATCAACTTTAGATCTAACTAAACAAGTAGATTTTTTAATAACTGACATATCACAGCCAACACTGCCAGCTTGCAAAACTTCTCTATTATTAACTAAAGCAGTTTTATCAGCACGACTGACAGGAATAGTCCAACTTTGTAAAGTAATTTCATAAGTACTATTCTCATCAACAACATATCCATCAATAACTGATGGATGAAAAATTTTTAAGGGTGTTGTCATGAGAGCTTCAGAAGTCAAAACTTGAGAACTTCCTTCCTCAGAGATTGAAACAACTGAATTAGTAACTTCTTTTCCTTTACGTCTACGTTGATCTTTTAGAACATTTCGAAATTTCTTATGATCGACTAAGCTTAAACAATTATCGTGGTT